CCTCTTTCCCTGCCAGTAGACCGGATAGCCAGAGCCTCCAGGCCCGACGACGACTGTACCCGTAACCGCCGCCGCTTCCACCGTCCCCGCGAACACATCGGCATCGCTGCCGCCCGCGTTGGTCGCGGTGATGGTCGCTGAATACGCCCCTGCCGTCGTCGGGGTGCCGGTCAGCAGTCCCGTGCTGGAGAGTGACAGGCCGTCAGGGAGGCCGGGATACCCGTCTGCGGTGTAGATGTCCGAATCGACGGTCCATGTGGTGCCGTCTGCCGTGTAGCCAGTAACGGACCACGTAATCGGTTCACTGCCGGTGGCGACCAGTTGCTGTGAAAAAGCAGCACCAACCGAAAGGTTGTTGATGTCGGTAGTTACTATCTTAACCGACACCCATCCATCGGCACTCCACGTTAAAGCGTCTGCCGTGTACTGCCCGCTATCAGCCGAAACTTCCGACGCATCACCCTCCAGATTAATCGCATCCAAAGCGGCATCAATCAGGGGCGCGATTACTTCACTATGAGCATCAAGAGATGGGTGAAGTCCATCGCCATTGTCGTATCCCGGCTGAAGCGACCCGGCACCATCGTCAAGCGGAGTGTATATATCAACAGCCCGCGTGCCAGATGCTTCCGACAAAAGCCATACATTGTAACTGTCAGCAATGATCTGCCTGTCAGATGTCCACTCGACGGCCGATCCGAACGGAGTCACCGTCGTGAATACCGGGATGATCCGGCGTGACTCGCAATAATCAACGATAGAAGTGACATCCGTTTGCATCTGCGCAAGCGACCTGCCGCCAGCGATGTCGTTTATCGCACTACAAAATACAGCGACTTTTGGGTGGATTCCTCCAGCATAAATCCCTTGAAACCCTGCCTTAAAATCAGAAACAGAACCACCGAAGGTAAGCGGACTCAAGAACCATTTCTTGATATTCTCAAGAAAATTCGCGAGTTTCGTCCCGCCGACTGGCATGGCGTGGACTTCTCTCTGGTAATTCCTTCTGAGAATGTCAGGGAACTCGCCAGTGTTGTCACCATACGAATCGGTAATGCAGATTATTGAGTGGCCCGGCTCTACAGCGTATCCAATTCCCCTATTTCCAAACGTCAGAACCTTGGTCGCGGAGTCATAGCTATTCGGGTTTGCGTAATCAAACGCTACCGCTGCCTGCCCGAGAAGTAACTCTGGCGGAATGCCGGTCTCGTCATTGATTGACGTACAGAACGGATAGTTGACGGTCAGAGTCCGACTACCAGACTCCTCTCCCTGCGTCCCAACTCCAAACCTGAAATTGACAGAGGTATCGGCATTGTATTTGACCCGGATGGAATACCACCCAGGACCGTTCGCGTTTACCGCCGCCGCAGAAAGATCGGCATCGCCAAAATCCGGTGCTGTGGTCGGATAAATCGGCGGCTGATAAAGCGTCCCGGCTGACAGCACACGACAGCCCACCGCATACCACTGGCCACCCTTGAGAGTTTTTGCAATTCCCGCGTGCGCTCGACCACCTGAGCCTGCTGAAAATACAAGCGGCTGCGGATCGCCAACGCCGGGCGTCCCAGAAATCTGCCCGTCACCGGATGTGGTCCCGGTATAGAGGCCATAAAACCCACCAACCCCCTCAACTGAAACCCAAGGGCTGAAATGGACTCGTGGAGAAGTCACTTGGCGGGCTACACGGCAGCGCGAGGCAGCACGTTATCAACGCGCAATCCAGCTAAATCGACATGAAGAATTCGCGCTGTAGTTCCCGCTGTTTTCATCGCGCTGATGGCAACTGGCGCCAGACTTCTGGCCGTGGTCGGCAATCCAGTCGTCACCGGAGTGCAAAGCGTGAAAGTGAACCCGTCTGTTGAGTAGATAAAGTCCGCGCGGGTGCAGGCGGCATTGACGAACACACCGAGCCACAACCACTCAAGGTTTACAGGCGACGGACTGCTGGTGGCGGTCCTTGTCGGCGTTCCATTGTCAATGACATCCCTCGACCATTCGGCGGCTGATCCGTTCCATCGAAGATTCCATGCAATTGCATTTTGATGAGTTGTCGTCGCTATATCGCTAAATCCAGTAATGCCCTCGTACGTTTCCGTCCCGTCAGGGAGTGCCGTGAAGGAGCGAACTCGCGCAATATTCATTGCGCAACCATTGCCGAACTTAAACGTCGCTCCTGCACCGGCTATATTTGGACGGGAACTGGCCGATGTAGATGTAGACACCCCAGCCACGCCGGGATTGGTGGCATTACCTGAATAACCAAAAGAGGTGGTCCCCGAATTCGTCGCTGCCGTATATGCGCTATTCGCCCCACCGATAAAATCATCGAACGAAGCAAAGCCCATCGCCTTGCCTCGCACCGGCCATGACAACACGCGCCAAGACGTTGATGTCGAGTCGTAATAAAGGCTGATGCAATCACTCGGAAACAAGAAGGCCGGGAACCCCTCGGGAAGCTTGATCCTGTTCGCAGCCGCGCTGGCGGTGCTGCTGCATTCAAGCCACAGCAGATAATCGGTCGAAGCGTTTACGATGGTCTTGACGCACCCGTCCGCTAGGCCAGTCGCGTCCAACCCGGTAAAACCAGTCGATCCGGCACCGTTCCACCGCAACACAGAACAGGTAGCCCACCCCGTGGGGGCATAATCGTTCTGCTTTGTCGTTACGGTTGACGCTATGACGCCAGTTCCTGATTGACCGTACAACTCGTCAAAGTTGTCGTTGACCTTCCCGAAAGCCGTCCGCGCGGGGTCGCCCGTGCCGTCGTTGGCCGTCGTGCCGATGTTGATGGTTTGTTGCGTCACTGATGATGCCTGCGTATTACGACCATAGTTTGATCGGCTTCACTTTAAATTTAGGCTTCTTGGGTTTGGTCTTTAGCACTTCTCTGCCATTCGCATCAAGCAGTTTCTTCAAGTGCTTGTTGGGTTGCTGCTTGAGAGTCAACTTCTTGCGCTTGCCCTGCCAGTCTACAGGGTAGCCCGCGCCATGCTCGCCCGGAGCTTGCGTGCCGATGGACACGATCAGCATGACGGTCGAACCGTAGGGCGCGTAGGTGCCGCCGACGGGATAGGTGGACATCACGTCGCCAAAGGCGATGTAGGGGCTGGAACTGGTCGTGACCGTGACGACAAAGCCCGCTTGCGTCAGTATGAAGCGTGCACCCGACTCGGACATGGGAACCACGTCCGGCACTTGGAAGCCTAACCCACCGACGTTCTCGGTCAGGATTAGCGAGTCCGCGATGCCGGTGAAGGTCGCCGTCGCACCGGAGTAGTAGCCGATGGTTCCGGCGTACTCGGTCAGTACCCAATACTCGGCTACCCCGTCGAACGCCCAGAGCGGCTGCGGTTGCCACTCGACGCGGGCAACGCGATGCTGCGCTGTCTGGAACGGACGGCGGTAGACGTAGCTCATGGCGTGATGGGTCCGTTCTCACTAAGCACGCGCAATGCTGAAGTATCCACCCGTGGGAACTGCGTAGGAAAAGCCGCCCACGGCGAAGTCCGTGATGCCGTCCAAGTCGATAAAGCCGAGCGCGTCCTTGGTGGCCGAGGTGTCGCTGTAGACCACGCCCCAACGGCAGTCGGTGGGGTTGAGCGCCGTCTGGGCCACGGTCACGTCGTCCGAGTCGAAGGCCGTTACGCCGCCTGTCTCCACCCACGTCACGGTCGTGAGAGCGATGCCGCCTGCCACGTAGTTGCCCGTTGCCGGGGAACACTCGTAGGTGGATAGATTCGTGGTGCCACCCGCACCCCAACAGGGAACCGCCGTCGTCGCGTCCAGCGTCAACGTGTCGTTGATGAACGCCATCTTGAACGTGTCGCTTTTAGGCTTGATCGTGCCTGCGCCGATCAGTTCAAGCGCATGGTTGAACGTCGTCCACTGGCCCGCAGCCATTAGCCGATTTCCTCAAAGCAAACGTAGCCGGTCATGGTGCGCGTGGCCCCAACCGCCGTGCCGAGCGCCAGCGCAAGGAAACTGCTTGGCGGGATGATGATGCAGCACTCAGGGGTCGGCATCCACTCCCACGGCGACAACTGCGACCAGTAGTCGGTCAGGAACGTCTTGGTCCCCGTCCCTTGCGTCGTGACGAGCGGCGTGACCGTCGTGCCAACCGTGGCCGAGGTGCCGTCAGCGGCTACCACCGTCAGGGCCGAGCCGCCCGACGAGCCTGCGCCGGAACGCTGAACCAGCGACAACAGCAGTCGTTCGTCCGAAGTCACGGTCGAACTCATCTTCGCCCACAGCAGTTTGACCGCTGCATCGGCGGGCGATGCGATCACCCACAAGTCCTGGCTGGAGTCGTTCGTCACCGACTGAGCGCCAAGCGGTGCGTAGTATTTTGCCATGCGTCACATCCTCAAAAGCGTGTTGGGTCGTCGGTAGAACTGAACTTGCTGGTCGGTCAGTGCTGATGTGTTTAGGAACTGCCACGGGTCGGCGTAGAGGTTTGCTATCCATGCGTCGTTCCAATCTGCATAGACTCCAGACTCATATGCCATTGCAGCAAGAACTTTGCCATTGCCCTCGCTGGTAATGAAGTTGCGAGCGCGTGCGCCGATCGCGTAACGGTCCAGCGTGATCGTTGAATCAAGCGTGTCCGACGCAGCCAAGTCCCACGCCGCACCGTCGATACTGATAGCGCAGCACTCTGTTGCAGTCCCGGCTTTGAACTTCGCAGCAACCATGTGCCACGCCTGGTCGTAAATGTTCCCCGTGCTGTTAATTCCCACGCTGGATGCGTCGTCTGCCGTGCCGAGCGCACGGCCCAACTCGTTCGTCGTCGTGTTTCGTATCGCGCACTCGGCACCCGCTGCCGCGCTGTTGAACGTGCCGAACCAGAACTCAGCCCCCGCTGGCCCTGTAGCTGAATCGGTCTTGAAGATGCTGATAAGCAGCAATCCTCCAGAAGCATCCCACACGGTCCCCGTCGAACTGACGGCGTGATAACTCGACGCGGAGTTCACCGTAACGTATGCGCCGAGCGCGTCCGATCCCCACTGCGCGGCGTTTACGAGCGTCATGTCGAACGCACTGCCGCCGCCTTCATCTACCAGCGTTGTGCCGCTCCCTTCGTTGCACATCCATAACCGAGTCGGCGCTTTCGCGTGTCCAGTATTAACCGTGTACACCGTGGGTTTTGCGACCGCGAACGCCATCAGGAATACTCGTACGCGCCACGCGAGGCTGTGCCTGCGCGGGAGGTGCCTTCAAGGTCGGTCGTGCTGTAGTCCGTTCCGATGCTGCCCGTCACCGCTGCCGTTTCGGCAAGCAAGTGATAGTTGTTCAGTTCCGGTGCAACGAATAGCGAGGAAGGCGTACCTGTCACGGTGTTCCCAGTCTGCGTCGCGCCGGTCGGGGTGTTCGCATCGTTGCCAACGCAAATGTTGTTCTTCGTGAAGTCGCCAGCGCCGTTGCCGTTGTTGGTGATCGACGTATCGTTGCAGTTCACGACCGTGTTGCTGTACACGCGACCGCTGACCGGGACGGTGCCAGCAGTCTGCCCGACCGTGATGCCAGTCCCAGCAATGCTGCCGCCCTGCTGCCCGCTGTCTACCACGACGTTGTTGTAGATGTAGGCAATGAATTCGTCGTAAGGACCGTAGCCGTTGGAGTTGTACCCGTCCGGCGGGCCAGAACTGGTGAACGCTTGAATTCCCTGCTGCCCTGCGCCGAAAACCTTGTTGTTGTAGATCGACACCGGGCCTGACAGTACAGAGATGCCGCACAACTGCGCCTGCGTTTCGCTCAGTCGGTTTCCGCAGTCGGTCAGCGTGTTGTTGTAGATCGCATTCGTCCCTTCCCACCACGCCTTGCCCTGGATTCCATCCCACCCCACGTTTTTGAGCGTGTTGTGGTGAATCTGCACGTTCTTCAGCGGGCGGTCGCCATCGACCCAATTCGGCCCGAGGTACATCCCCTCTGTGGCGATGTTCTCGATCAGGCAGTGATGGATTTCGATGCCGTCATTGAACAGACCACTGCCGAGGTTGATGGAGTGGTCGTTGTACTGCATCCCAATGGCGGGTGATCCCGAAGCCTGCGCAGGGAATCCACCGTCAACGTGCACATGGTGCATCTCAAAGTCGTCAGTGCTGCCCGAGAACTGCACAAACGCTGTCGGGCGACCCGGATTCGTCGCTGACGAATACATGACCTTCAGGCCGTAGGTGACGCCCGAGGTGCTGCCATCGAACTCAAAGTTGTGGCAGTTCGTGAGTTGGAAGATGTACCCGCCGCTTGAAGTGACAGACGCTCGCATGATGACTTGCCCATTCGGGTCGGTGCGGATCGTCACGGGCGCTCCCGTTGGATTCAAATTCTGAATCTTCAGCGGGCCGCGCGTTCCTGTCCCTCTCCGAATCGTAATGATGTCTCCGGGCTGTACACCAGCCACGGCTGCGTCATACGTCGGAACGCCAGATTCAATGAAGAATTCGGCTCCGGTCGAAACCTCAGTGACGTTCAGGTTGATTGTCTTGTTCGCTGACAGCGCACCGTCATCGGCCTTGACGACCATGCTCTGTGCGCCCACAGGAGTCGCCGAGCCTATGGTCATCACGCCCGCCGCGCTCATCGTCATCGTCGGCGGGTTGGTGCTGCTCACCTTGCTGAACGTGATCTGATCGCCTTCGGGGTCCGAGCAATAGCCAGAGATGTCCACCGACGATCCGGCCTGGATGTCGATGGTTGGCACAGACGCCCACACGGGCGCGCTGTTCGATGCACCCGCTGATGTCGTGCCTGACGAGTAGCTGTACTCGCTCGCACGCTCAGTCGTGTCCACAGCGCGGCATCGGTACTGGTAGGCCGTAGAGGCTGTTAGCGAACTGTCGGCGTACTGGTTGCTCGCGCCGAAGATGGATAAGCCTGACGCGATCTGCACCCACGCTGCGCCGTTGTAGCGTTCCAGTTCGTAGCGGTCGATCTGCGTCGGACCTGACGCAGGGCGATCCAACGTCACCGTCAACGCCGTTGAACTGATGGTCAGCACCGGACCCAAGGCAGGCGCGTCCGGTCCAGTGATGCGGCGATGCACGATGTACTTCATGGTGTCGCGCCTGAGTTCGTATTCGACACTCTCTGCGATGAGCGGCAGGCTGTCGGCATGAAGACTTGCGGCCTTGAGTGCTTCAAGGTCGTTGGCGTACTCACCGAGCTTCGCTCCTGCGAACCACACTTCGACCATCGGCACCGTAAGGTCGAGCATGTCATTGCACCGTCCCTTCGCCCTCGTCTTGCGGTCGGTCGATCACTTGCGCGATGCGACCGTCCTTGCCGCGTACCGGCACGCGCACTCGCGGCGCACGGATTGCGTTCAGAATCTCCATGACCATCGCCTGCGTCTGCGCTCCCTGCTGCGCGATGGCACTGAGCATTTCAGCCCGTGCCTGTTCGACCGCTTGTGCCGTCTGCTTGAGCGAGTTCATGCCCTGACCGATCTTGGCGTCTGCGCGGCTGGCGTTCGCCTGCGCTTCCTTGCTCTTGGACTCGATCATGGTCGTTACCTGCTGCTTGTTGGACAGTCGCTCCTGCACGATCTGGTCGCGCGTCTGGATTTTCTCCAACGACACCTGTTCCTTGAGCCGCAACTGTTCTTCGGCCACTTGGACCTTGGCTTCGCGCAAGTCGAGTTCCGCTTTCTTGGCGACCGCTTGGTTCTCAAACTGCGCCGCTGCCAATTTCTGTTCCAGCATGGACACTTGACCCTGCGCGGCCTGGATAGCTTGCTGAGCCTTCATCTTCTCGTCCGCAGCTTTCAACTCCGCGCCGTTGTCCTTCTGCTCTGGCGCAGGCGGCTTCATGGCCTTGATCTGGTCTTCAATCTCCGTGCCAAACCTGAAGCGGCGCGTGATGGACAGCATCATGGTCTGCGCCACTTCAAAGGGCATGATGCCCTTCTCAACCAGCGGCCCGACGCCGTTCAAAAACTGCCCAAGCGCCGTCATCAGGTCCGCGATGTTCTTCTGGTCTTCGACCGCTTCCGGTTCGACCGTCGAATTGGTTTCGATGTCGATGCGGTAGGCGCGCTGCGTGTCCTTGCGCAGCATGGCAAGCACCGCTTCCCACGTCGGCTGCTGCATCTGCTGCATGACTTCGGGCGGCGGCGGCTGACCGGCCACCTGAGCGGCCTGCGCGATCTGTTGCAACTGTTGCGATTGCTGTTGCGTAAGGAACGGCAGGCCCGTCATCTGCGCCCACGTGTCTTCACTGAACTTGGTCGCCGCAATTTCCAGCATGAGCCGCAGGATGTCGCGCGCATAGCGCTGCACTTCGCCCTGCTTCGGCTTGATGCGCAGCGTTCCCCACTGAGACTTCAACTTCTGCGCGCCGAGCGTTTCGCTCGCCTTGGTCGCGCCACGGATGATGTCCGAGATGCCGGTAATCTCGTAGATCACCTGCTTGCACTGCTCGCGCGCCATCAGCAGTTTTTCGTGCGTGACGACGAGTTCCTGAATCGGCAGGAACCAGATAGCGTTCTGTAGACCCTTCTCGGCTGACAGCGACGACGACTTGTCCGAAGGGACGAGCGTGTTGTCGTCGGCCTTCATCACGTTCTCGATGTCGCCACCGAGCGAGGAGTCGTAGATGCCGCGTGCCTTGATCGCTTCCGCGATGCGGTTGATGCGGCGCGTCAGTCGGTTCAGTTCCTTCGCCTGGTTCTCGTACAGGATGTACGGAGCTACCGGCTTCAGGTCGTTCGACTTCTCGATGAACTGCAACGGGCGCGGGATCGGGAAAAAGCCCGTCAGTTCAAGCGGGTCTTCCTGAATCTTCAGGTAGCCCTCTTTGTAGTGCGGGCTGATGTAGCGGACGACCTTGCCGTTGGCCTTGTCCCAAATCTGATAGACCAGCGCCGTCTTGCGCTCGCCCATGTCGCGCTCGTCGGCTTTGTTTCCTTCCTTGCCGTCCTCGTCGTCGTTGTCCTCACCGACCGTGAACTCGATGCGGTTGGAGATTTCCTTGCCGAACATGGCTTCGGCGGCTTCCAGGTCCATGTGTTCTTCAAAGGCCACCCACGGCACCTTGGACCACTTGCGGGCAAAGCCAAAAAACACGCGATCCCATGAGCGGCTGTCCGAACAGACCAACTCGGAGGCTTTGACTTCCGCGCCTTCGACCGTGCCGATGACGGCATCGTACTTGACGGCTGATACGCCACGACCGGGCAGCAGCGCGTCGTTGACGACGCACTTCATTGCCTCATCGAAGGTTTCGTAGCCGTCGATGTTGGTGTCGAGCAGGAATTCCAGAATGCGCTGGCCTGCGGTCGCTGCGACCTTGCCGAGCGGGTCCGAGTCCTTGAAGCGACGTTGCACGACCGGGCGCGGGACCGCTGAGTACAGCGCCGGTCCCATCGTTTCGGTGTTGCTGAACAGGATGTTGAACGGCGTTTCTTCGGCCTTGCTGCCGTCGTAGATTTCCCGTATCCGCTTGCCGTCCTTGCGGAAGTCTTTTTCACGCTTGCGCGCCGCGCCGATTTCGTCCAGCCAGAACTGGACAGTCTCGGACATTTCGTTGGGATTGCGCTTCTCTACGGTTTCATCGGCGCGGGTCGGTTCCATTGCGGCTTATCCGCTCACCGTCGAGTCGGGCGTCAGCGGGATGTAACGGATGAACTGCCGCCATGTGCCGGTCGTGGACCCCACGCCGACCACGTTGGTGATGATGCCTGCGGGGACCACGATGTTGACCGTGCCTGCGATGCCGACGCCGTTGGCGTAGACCGCAGGAGCCGTAGCGAGCGTGCCTGGGACTGCGAGGACGATGGTGCCTGCGGCTGCGTTGGCGAGCGATGCACTCGCGCCGCTGATGGTCGCGGCTGAACCGTCCGTGCCGTCTGCCGAGAACTGAAGCGTCGAAGCCGTCGCGCCGTTGGCCGTGATGCACACTGCGCCGATGGACACGATCTGTACCGGCCCGCCCCGCACCGTGAAGACGGTGGTGCCGTTGACCAGCACCGCAGCCGTGGCTTGGTAGACGCATTTTTCTTGCGCGGCGTAGATGAACGGAATCATGTGTGTCCCCTGAATGTGTCCATCGTTAAAAACCCTGACGCCGTTCCTCTGCCTTCCTGAAGTGCTCTTTCTTCAAGCTGCCGAAGGTTTGCGCGCCGATACTACCACCGAGCAGTTGACTGATGGTAGTGTCTTGTGCTTCGTAAGTTTCCTTGGCCGAACGCCACGACAGCGCGAGCGTCCGAAAAGCGTCAGAGTTGCTTACAAGCAGTCCGTTTGCCTGATAGCACCCGTGCTTTTCTACGGTAAGGTCGTACACCAACTGCCTGCCCTGTTCGCCTTCTATGCGCTGTAGTTCCACAATTTTGTGAGCAGTATAGGACGCGCTCAGGAACCGTAGACATAAACGCCTGACCGCATTCCTTACAAACGCACCGAACAGGAATTCTTTTCGCTCTTGGCACGCCGCCTTTTGATTCTGTTCTGGCGTCAAGCTTGCATCGAAGTGAACACCATTTCGATGTCGTTGGAAAAGCTGTCTTGTACTGCTTATCGCATTGCTTGCAGCGAACGGTTGCAGGCTTGCGTTTTTTCCAAGTGTTCTTCCCATGAGTCGAGTGCCATTTAAGTCCTTCGGCTGATCCATGCCATTCAGCCGCTTTTGCTCTAGCACTTTGTCCTGGCGGGAGCATTTCCCCTCGCTTGATGCGCTCAACAAGGTGGTTTCTCTGATGCTCACTCCGATGGACGACAGCAAGGTTCTCGATGGAATTGTCCATCGTGTCGCCATTGATGTGATGAATGTCGTGGTTTTCTGGAATAGCTCCGTTATGAAATTCCCAAACGGCTCTGTGCAGGCTACTTGGGCCTTTCTTTCCCCAGTTGTGTCGTCGGTAGTATTTTCCCGAAAGCTTGAATTTGTAACCGTTGAAATCAATGCGCTTGGGATGCATGACCACTCCTGACCGTCCAAGATATAGTCATCATACCTTAATGCGTCTGCTATTACAAAGCCTCGTTTCGTAAAAATCTTGTGTTCCGGAGTGCATACAAGCGATCCATCTTCGGTCGTCACTTGCACAAGCGATTCCGAGATTTTGACCGGCCCTGCGTTGAGAACAGATGCAAACCCGCATGGCGTCCATACTCGGTCGCAAATCGTCACGTCTTCAATTGGGATTGACCCACGTTCCGTAGTGACTAGCGTTCCAGCTACTAGACACGAATGACTCGACCAATCGTGAACAGGCTCCGTCGAGAAGGTCTTTTTCTCCTCGTCCCACGTCCGGTGGTAGTGACGCAGCGCCTCGATGCCGTCCGAGCAGTATTCTTCATCGAACCAACACTTGCGCATGGTCGCGCGCGCTGCCTGGATGCCTTCCTCTCGGTCCAGCCGTGAGGCAATGGCAAAGCGCCCCATCGCACCGTCTTTGTTCAGGTCGTTGAACTGCTGGAAGATGGACTTGCCACCGGCTGCGAGCGTGCGAGGGCGTGCATCGTGCGGTAGCCACTGCGTGCCGTAGGTGAACCCGCGTTCCTTCGACTTCGACCGCAACAGGTCGGCGTAGAACGGGATGTCCTTCATGTTGCTCGCGTGGTAGTCGATGACACGGATTTCGCCCATGCAGACTTGGTAAAACCAAATAACCGTGTCGTCGGTGCGGCCCAAGTCCCATCCCGTGTGCACCGGGTAGGCCAGTTCCAGCGGCACCTTGCCGATGCGTCCCGTCTGCTGCGCTGCGTCAATGCAGTCGCCCCAGATGCTGCCGGGGATCGCCGCGTCGAAGGAGCAAAAATACTCCTGCAACCAGAACGAGCGCCCGAACGCATCGCCGTGCACGGCCTGGAGCGAGGCCAGAATTTCGACTAGCTGTTCTTCGTTGAAGACTTTGGTGTCGTCGTTGGTCAGAAGCTCGTAGAACCACTTTTCCGCGCCTTCAGCGTAGTCGCACAGATTTTTCCAGTGGTTTTTTCCGCGCGGCGTCGAGTTGAACCCGGCCCACCCGTTGTTTTCTTCCAAAATCGGCTGCAAATACGCCCACGATGACGGGTTCGACAGCGCGTACTCGCTGAAAACTAAGCCGACCGGCGGTGAACCTACCAGAGAATTAAAATTGTCACTTCCGACCAACTGGAAGGTGCTTCCGTTGTGGAACGTGATCGACATTTCGTTTTCCCGCGTCGTCTTGCGGATTTCTGGCGGGAAGGCATCGTCAATTCGCCGTCGTCCAGTGTGCGGGTTGACCGCATCCCACATGGATTTTCGCGCCTGACTGTACTCAGGCAGCATGTACCAGTATCCGCCCACTCGCTCATGCGCAGAACACGCCGTGTGGTGCAGAAAAGTCTCGTCCTTGCCGCTTCGCCTCGGCCAGCACGTCACCGCTCTTTTTCCACCGCTGGACAAGTAGTTCCATAACTTCCTCTGGTACGGGCGCGGCGTCCACTGGAACGGGAGTTGGATGTCGCTCATGCGCGCTCACTGGCTTTAGGTGGCAATGATGCCCACCGTCCGCAGCTTGGCCAGCAGCGAGTTCAACTGCGTGATGACACTCCCCGCGTCCGTCGCGTCTGCCACCGCCGCCTGCTGCGCAGCCGCAAGTACCGCTACTACCGCACCAGCGTCCGTAATGGAATACACCCCACCCGTCGCCCCATTGACCACCAGCGGCGGGTCGGCTCCCGCAAAGTCCGACGCGACCGGGACCGTAGCGCTGCGACGGACTGGCCCGAAGGTCACGAGTGATTAAGCCCGCAGCGCAGCCAGTACAGCCGTGGCTTGAGTGGCCGCGTCGTCACTCGCCGTGCACGTCACCCACCGCACACGACCAGGCACCGTCCCGCGACCATGCACCAGCCATGCCTGCTTGGTTGCATCGCCGTAGGTCTTCAGCCCCATGATTTCTTCCGCCATCACCACCAAGGGATCACCGATGGTGACGCCAAGGGCCGTTTGCAAAGCAGATGGAGTGATCGCCAATTTAGTCTCCTTGCTCAACCGTGACAGAAGTGCCATCAGCCGACTCGCCCTGAGCCGACTCACTGAACCTCTGCACCACCACCTTCAACCCTACTCCTCCCCCGTCCCCTCGTCCGAAGCGTTTTCTGTCCCACAGTCCAGCCACCTTCAACTTGTGACCCGCCAGTTCTTGCTCACCCGCGTCTGTCAGTGACTCATGCACCAACTCGTCCGCCCTCAACCGCAACGCACCCTCGTACATGCCGCGCCTCTCATCATCGCTCGTCACCCACACCATGAACCGCGCGCACGGCAAACCCATGTCACGCGCTACCGTCCGTAAGCTGTCCCCCTCCACCACCCGCGCGCATACCTCGCCCATCACCTCCTCCCACGGCCTCTCCAGCAGCCGCTCGTACCGCTCCACTGGCCCGCCGTCACTCACCGTTTGCACCGCGCCGCTGCTAGACATTAGTACCGCTACCCGTAAGCACAATTTCAAAAGCGAGTCTACCCCCGGCAGCACTTTTTACAATGACCCTATAGCAAATAACTCCACCTCTGCCTGCTCTTGATCCGATCTATCGTGCAGGGATTCACACCATAGTCCGCCGCGATCAATCGATGTAGCCGATCATCAGCCCGGATGGCCCGTACCTGATCCTCATTCAATTTCAGTCCTTTACGCGGCAACCCTGTTTGCCACCGACCTCTCCCCTTCCTCATCATGTCAGCCGTGTTCTCCGCCTGCGTCCCAACGAACAAGTGCGCCGGGTTCACACACTCCCTCACGTCACATCGATGGCACACACACAGGCCAGCCGGTATCGGCCCATTCGCCTGCTCCCAGGCAATCCGGTGCGCGTAAAAGTACCGCTTCTTCCCATCTGCTTTCTTCCTCACCTGGCCATACCCGTGCCTGTCTAATCGACCCGTCCATAGGTGACACCCACTCTCCGTTACCCGGGTGATCTTCAATTCGTCTAGCCGTATTTTCATATCCGCCTCCCGATTACCCCCTCAAGAATACCATGGGCGAGGCGCGTAAATGCCTTGGCGATGGATACCTTAAACATGGGGGGCGTCACCGGCGAACCCGCCCCCCCCCCCCTCGCGCCTCCCCGCACCCTGGCACGGATCGAGCCGCGCACCCTACCCCTAACCCCCGCTAGCTCATGAGCCTATGCCAGCACGTGCGCCCGATAGCTCTTAAGTGATAATTCACAATGTCGCATAAGGGGACATATGTTAAATCGCACGCAAGGGTGCAGCTTAACAATGCACTAGGACGCTACCGGCCCGGGGGCCAGCGCGAAGCTAGGCAAGCCAGCTAATCCGTGGTCCAAAAGGCGCAACTATGGACCATTGGAGCATTGGACCATTTTCCGAACACTATATTAGAGAGCGACTGAAGCGCCGGACCATTGGAACGGATGCGGACCTTTTGGACCATTGACCATGGTTCAAACATTTTCCATAAACGCGCGCACGCAGGCGCGGGGGGGTTCTTTACAACCGTCCAAATGGTCCACAATGGTCCCTTCCCGTATAATGCAACGTCTAAATGGTCCGTAATGGCGTCCCTAGCTCTGAATGGTCCAATGAGAACCGCTCTCATTAGGACCTGGCCGTATAGGTATAACTACTAATGCCGTGAGCCGCATTAAGCCTTGCATCTAATAGTGATGCGCGTATATTGACACCTGTAGACATCAACTAGGGAGCGAGACATGGCAACACAACACATAACCCCGACAGAGCATGAAAAGCGCGAATGGTCGCGCATGGCGACGGATGCTTACAAAACTGGTCGCAATGCCATAGGGCATCGGTATTCGATGGGGGCGTGCATGAATGCAATGGTACGGTCCAGCGGTTTGAACCGGCCGATGCTGTGACGGACCACAAGGGGCGCTCATTGGTCGGCACATTCTCCGCGTACAACATCGACGGCCCAGGCCCTATCAGGTACGCAAAGACTCCGGACCGTGAAACGGGCGCGCTGAGACGTATTCGCGCGGTAGCTGAGTCAGTCGGCGCGACCGTGGAATATCAGGGTGATTCGCGCGGCTGGCCTATCACTTTGACATTTGCGGACGGGCGCGAGCTTTGCCCGCCGATTAGGGGTTAGCCGCTTAACTCATGCGCCTGCTACGGGGCGGGCGCATCCGTGAGTGGTTACGAGTGTGAATTGCTAACAATGGGAGTTGCAGCAATGCGGTATCAGATACAGACAGGACGCGATCCTTTCGCGCGGCAGGACATTCGCAAGTCTAGCGAGCATGGCAAGTGCTCGTTTTGCGGCAGTGCTAACAGGTACGGCAGGGTATGGAAATACCGAGTCGAACCGGACGCGGGCCGCACCTTTGAAATCAGCGGGCACTTTTGCAGCATCGGGTGCGTCAATGCGTACCGCAATTGAGCCTTGCTTGTGCGGCGATCCCGAATGCCCGCGTTGCTTTTCTGGCAATGATGCGTGGCGCGCAAAGCAATATCGCAAAGCGCTTGTGCAGATTGCAAATGCCAGTGCAGGCGACTACCAGCACAGCGAGGATGCCGCTAGTTACTGGCAACGGTTTAGCGCGGAACTGCGGCACATCGCGCGTGATGCGCTGGACTACACCTAACGTGCAGTGTAGCTATGGACTACCTCTTGCTACTGATTATTCCTGCCATGTTCGCATGGCTCTTGATCGCTAAACGCTTTGAACCGAGGGAGTGAATGCAATGCTAATCCTTATCTTCCTGGCCTTATGCGCCATTGGTGGCTTTCCGTGGTGGGCCTATGTCGGCGGCATCGCGGTATGGCTGTTCGCAACGGACTGGAGCAATTGACCATGAAAACACAGACTGAAATTCGGGACGCTTTCTGGCTCACGTTCAACGTAGAAGGGAAGCCGCGCGAGTTCTACGGTAAGCGGCAGAATGATTTGCCCGCCGACGTGCGAGCGGCTTTCTGTGACTTCGTGGACTATCTCGCGCGGGAAGGGACCATCAGCGAATCGCTGGCGGCTAGGGTGACGTTATGACTACCGCCAGACGCTCGCATTTGATGCACGGCGCGCTTGAACTACTCAGGGACGGAGTAACCCCTAGGGACGCGGCATTGTCCGCTGGAGTGACCTTACAGGCGCTCTACAGGGCAATGCGGCAGGAGGGCATCGGTCAACGTTGCCCGACGTGCGGCAAACTTGACAGCAAAAGCAAACGGGAAACTTTGGACGCGGGCAATTTGCCGGTCGAGCCTTAGTCGCGTTGGCTCCAATGGTCGCCGGGAGGCCCGAAGCTAGCAGGGACGAGCGATATACCTAATATTCGTTTCGTCCCTGACTTGCTGATTTCGTGGCCTTTGTTTTTGACCATGATGCTAAACCGCTTGTGCGAGGGTGCGCGCTCGCCGCGCTCGTCACAAAACGCCTGGTAGCTCTTGAACGCATCCGTTGAACCGCACGACGCGCCGGACGCGACCGTGACGCACTCATCCCACCAAGAACCAAAAGTATCCTCGTCCGTGAAGTATTCGGACACGGTATCAATGATCTGCTGCGGCTTGCGCAGTCCAAATTCGTTCCACTCAATTGCCGACTGAATCATCGAGTACAGGATCGCCGGATACTCGGCGGCTAGCTTGTCTTTAAAGTGCAAGTCGCGCTGGCCTTCTGGAATGTCGCTCGCGTATTCCAGCAAGTGCATACGACGGCGCAAGCCCTCGTCCGCTGTTCGCATGTGCGGCTTGTGGTTGCCGTGAATCCATATTTTGTGCGACGGTCGGAACGCAAACACGTTTTCATATTTGCGCTCGCCGGTCATCGTGTCGCCGCCCGTCGCCTCCTTCAGCAGCGCGGCTTTCCAGTGGCGGTTTTCCTCAGTCTCGGCGCAGAACGCGAACCTGGCACCGTGCAGCACGTGCGCGTCACCGGATCGCTCATGTTTGGACTCGGTGAACAGTTCAATAGGAACTTTGGTCGCGTAGCCCGCTTCCTGCGGTAGCCCGAGGATGTTGGCAATGCACTCGACCAACGTGGACTTGCCGCAAGCTGGCTTGCCGAACAGGAATAAGAACGATTCTTCTCTGACGCTTCCGGTACAGATATACCCTAACCATCGCCAGATAAAGCATTCCATGTCGGCACTGCCGCTGCTGGCGCACTTGATGACCTGATCGAACAGCGGGTGCGGCCCCTGAACGGGCGCAACGGATGTGCTGCGGGTGATGTAGTCAGCGGGATCGGGCGCGCACAACTTTCCGGTCGCTAAGTCCACCGTGCCGCCCGGAGTGGACAACTGCATCGGATTGGCGTCGAACATATCCGGCGTCACGATCAGTCGCCGGTCGTACTCGGCCAAGTCCAGGCATGAGAAGAAAAATGCCTTCCGCTCAAAGTGGTTTTTAGCTGAAGTTGACAATTCCCGTGCTTCAGGCCGGTATTTGATGCCTTTGCACATATTTTGTATACGCTGAGTGGCCGTCTGCCGGTTGGTTTCGCGGGTCCAGCGGTGGCCGTTCCACTTCATCCAGGCTTCCCACTCATGGACATAGCGCAAGTCGCCGCAGTGATCGGTCACAAACTCCAGCGCAACGCCGGACTCGGACAGCGCCAGTGGGCGGGCTTCCTCACCGTCAACGGCAGTGACCGTGTGGCCGTCTACAGCGGCTAGGCGCACGACGGTGGCAGTGGGGGCGCTATCTGCGGCAGGGGTAGGCTCTGCTGCGCTCTGGGAGCCTTGTAATGCGGCTGGCGTGAAGTCGCGCGCCCTCGGTTTAGCCCACTCGACCAGTTCTTCGGTGGACCAGCCCTCGGACTCGGCGTCGGCAGCGTCCCAACCGGGGGACATCTGGTTTGAGTCTAAGATACGGACGGTGCAGGCCAGTCCCGCAGGATCGGCCAGGATGGCGGCGATGGTCTGCATGGCCTGCCAGCCGGGGGCATCGGCATCGGGCCATAGCAGGACCGTGCGACCGGCTAGGGGCGACCAATCCGCCTTAGCGAGCGACTGTGCGCCACCGGGCCAACTGACGGCCACGTAGCCGGGGAGGAAGCGCCCGGCAGCATCGGCGGCTTTCTCGCCCTCGCAAATCACCACGCGGTCGGTTGGACGGGCGGCGAGCCGGTCCAGCCCGTACAGTGGGCGCGGCGCGTTCCAGTGACCGCACGCCCAACCCGCAGGGGCATCGCCCACCTTGCCCCACGTCCAGCAGCGTATTTCTTTGCCGTCGTCCCCGTCATAGCGGGCGACGTAGCCGAGGATCTGCCCATCGCTGTCCCGGTACGGCCATATCTTCGACGGCGGGCCGAGGCTGCGGATCAGCATGTTGGGCGACTCAGCGTCCGCTGGCGGCTTGGACGTGATGCGCGAGGGGACTATCTTGCGGGGCGGCGCACTGAGCGCAGGCGACAGGCTAGGCTTCGCGCCTAACCACTCGCACGCGCCTTTGAAGTCGAGCGAGTAGACGTGCTGCACAAAGCCAATCAGGTCGGTGCTGAACCCGCAGCTAAAGCAATGCACCAGTCCTTTGCGGACGTTGACATACATCGACGGGTTGTTGTCCGGGGAGTGCGCCACGCACTTGCCGACGTATTCAGAACCTCGCTTGACTAATGGCGTGACGTTGCCGACGACGGATACTAAGTCGGTGGCGGCTTTCACCGCCTCAACGTCAATTGCCATTGTTCAATCCCCCAGAATGCGCGCGAGTTCTTCGACCGAGTGCACGACGCCCGCTTTGCCGCCTGCCTGACGTACTTCCTCGCAAAACTCATCTTGCGCGTCCGTACCGTACTTGCCTGGACGCTTGGCTTCGATGGCGACGAACACTGCGATGGTCCGACCTACCATGTCCTCGGTGACGAGTACCGACTGGTAGCCGAGCCAGTCGCTGCCTCCGTTGGGGCCGACGCCATACGTCAACATGCCGCCATTCGGCAGCTTCACTGCGCCGCGACTATTGCGGTACAGCACAACCAGAGGTTGTGTCTTAGTCCACGCGCGGATGTCGTTGTTAACATCCGACTCGCTGATAGCATCCGACTTGACTCTCGGCTTGGGAGGATCGGGGATGCGTGTATGGAATTCTTCGGGCGGCTTGTCGGTGGCGAGTGCCATGAAGTCGAGCATACGCTTGTTGTCGAGTAGCGTTTCGCGCCTTGTTTTATAGGGTTTTACGCGACTCACCTGTATATTCCCATCAACGTGAGTCCGCTTTTGCGCATGATGCGTTCAGCGACTCGTCGGTGAGGGCGAGTGCGTCCTTCCTTCCAATAGTACACAGTACGTTCCGATACGTTCCATGCTGCGGCGCAGCGTGCAACCCCGTGCTTGGCGATGTATTTTTTGAGCGTCATGGCGGTAAGGTAGCACCCCGAAAATTATTTTCAATAATTTGTTTCGCACCTATTGCGGTTGAAACAAAATTGCAGTACCTTGGGGTCGTCAACTACGGGAGTAAGCAATGACACATCGCATCATCCTCGCACTCGTCGCACTATTCATGCTCGCCGCACCGGCCAATGCCGGGACCGCGTTCCTCGTCAATGAGGTGGACACCGGCATGACCAAGCAGTGCATCTATGACTACTTGGGCAGCACGTACACCATCACCATCGACTCCTACAAGCTCTGCCCGCTCACGATCAGGGTGCCGTAATGGACGACAAAAAGATCAGGACCGCTTTCACGGAAGCCGTCATGGAACTGGAATCCGAAACAAGGTCGCGCCAGTTCCCCGACAATATCACTACCGAGGAGGCCGCAAAACACGTTGACCACGACGTAGTGGTGGCGTGGGCGATGGCGGCATTGGGCCTACGCAGCCCGCAACAGCTTTTGTCAGACATTCTTGAGAATCTGACCGATGCTGACGCCACGTCCATCATCAACTGCCTGCTGAACGAGACAGACACGGCCAGGAAGATCATGGCGAAGCAACTGTGCGAGTACGTCGCTAAGGACTTAGCTTACGAAGCGCAAAAGCGCGTAGACAACTACGAGCCGACCGACGACGAAGCGAGCGCATCGTATTCCGGTTGGGTTGATGACCCGGTGCGCCGCGATCAGTCCGCGCTGGCGGATTGCGTGAACTCGGCTTTGCGCATGGCGAGGATGTGCCGATGAAATTCGAAATCAAGTCGCGATTCTCCGGATCGATTCTTTTCTCGCTCGAAACGGAATCGCTGAAGTTGTGCGTTGAGGCTGCTGTCAAGAGTGGCGCGTACCTCCGTGGCGCGGACCTCAGTGGCGCGGACCTCAGTGGCGCGTACCTCAGTTGCGCGCACCTCCGTGGCGCGGACCTCCGTGGCGCGGACCTCCGTGGCGCGGACCTCAGTGGCGCGTACCTCCGTGGCGCGTACCTCCGTGGCGCGTACCTCCGTGGCGCG